GAGTTTGTCCAAAACAAGTAAAACTAAAATTAATAAACAAACAAAATATGAATGACAAGGAGAAAGAACTATGGCGAGTTATAGACAACGTAATCAAGTGTTGTGCTATTGAACTGCCGAGCGGAGAGTTGAGCATTACGAGAGAAGACGTTCTCGGCAAGTCTCGAGCAGAAAACCTCGTAATGACACGATGTATGGTCGTTGAGCAGATGATACACGCAGGATTCAGCATAACGACCATTGCGACCGTATTAAACCGCACCGTTCCAGCAGTGAGACATCTTTGTAAGATGGCTTACACTTATCTCAGCACGTCTCGAGTTTATCGACTTGCCACGGCACAAGCGACCCTTCTAAACAAGGACGTTGAGCCGATTTGTGTTTAATCAAGAAACAAAAAGAAAATAACCAAAAGCGTTCTTTGACAACAATTCGATAAATACCCCTGCACTAACTTTTTGGAGCGAGCCAAAAATCAGAGTAACTTTGCAGCGGATTCCAATATTTGGCTTCCACGACATAATTAACTCAAAATTTTATGGCAGACACAATCGAAAAAGTCTATTGCACTGGGGACGGTGGCAATGACAACCTAGCAGCAGCCTTGCTCGCTAGAGGTAGAGACAATGATCCAGCGACTATGCTGGCAGCAATGAACGGTGGTATGGGTGGAGGCTGGAACAACCCTTTCGCCTACATGATGATGTTAGGAATGTTCAGATTCATGTACGGTGATGGCTGGAACGGACAGAATGGCAACGTACAGCGTGCCGAAATCCAGTCTCAGATTGACAGCCTTCGCAATCAGATGAGCGACAACCACAACAGCGACTTGCTGATGGGCGCAATCCAGGGCAACAACCAGGACTTGAAGACGTTGGCGGCTAATTTGAACTGCGACTTCAACGCATTGCAGTCTTCTGTTTGCGGCATTCAGGCAGGCATCCAGCAGATAAGCGGACAAGTTGGTTATTCGGCAGAGCGAGTAATCAATGCCATCTCGCAGGGTAACTTGCAGATGACCATCGCACTGAAGGACTGCTGCTGCCAGACCCAGCAGAACATCATCAAGATGGGCTACGACAACCAGCTGGGGCAGAAAAACATCGAGAACTCAATGCAGCGAGGATTCGATTTCAACAACCGCAGCATAGAGCGAGGCTTCTCGGCACTCGGTTTCCAGCTTCAGCAGGACAAGTGCGACATCATCCG